GTTTGGATTAATTGCACGTGCTGCTACTGGGATGAGCGCACCAACAAGTGCTGCCCATAGATCTTTTGGATCTGTTACTCCAGCGATATATAGAGTTGACGCTGCACCTACTACTGAACGAGCATATGATGCAAGCATTGCTTTATTTTTCTTACTTAGTTCCATTTTTTCCTCCTAGGATAGAACCCTAATTAGTATAGCATAACCAGCCCACAGACCAATAATTCCCGCTACTCCTGCGAATACGGGCGGTGCTGGAACTGGCAATTTGAATGCTGCGAATACTACGCCACATCCAAAACCTGTTAAAGTTGATAACAATATTTCTTTCATATTTCCCCCATCATGTATTGTTCGTAATGTTTCAAGCAAAAATCAACCATTCTTGTTTCTGTCATTGAAAGTTTTTCGCCTTTTTCTTTACACTCTAGTATCTCACAAACTGGATATTCGTATTCCCATGCTTGGTCTGCAGTTTTTAATTTAAATTTGATCATTCCTAGGATCCTTTTCTGGATTATCTAATGGCGTTGGCGCAGTAGCAAGGGCGCCACATGCTACACACTCAATGTCTAAATGATACATTCCTACTGTATAAGTCTCAGGATCAAATGAAGCAATTACCTTAAACAGAATGTCTCCACAATTTGGACATGTACATGTTGGAATACCTCTAGCGTCTATCATCTATGTCCTCTGGAAGTAATTTTTTTAAATTATCTAATTCTTTAGATATTTGTTTTAAAGCAAAATCATGTGGTGGAGCCATACCCTCTATAACAATTCCATATTTGTTATAATGCTCAATATGTGGCCCTACTTCATCTATAAAACTTTTTAAACCATTTTGTACTTCTTCAATATATCCAAATGCCCAATCACGTGAGTCTGATAAAAACTTTATAAAGCTTTCATTGTGAGACTTTTCATTTTCTGCAGGTGCAGATTGTAATTGATTAGACTGATCCACTGCTGCTAAATATAACAAGATGCTTTCTGCTAAATGCTGTGTTGTAGTTTTTAATTGTCTAGCAGTGTAAACATATGCTATAAAAAATGATAGACCAAATACGGCCAGTACGATCAACAGTATATCCATTGGATACCTCTTTTCATATATAAGTATACTACACTAGTCAAAATCTATTCCATAAAATTCTTGAAAGTTATGCCCACAAAACTTCTCATATTCTTTTAAGGTTCTGGTATTTCCTGCGCCCCAAATACCCTGCTCAATTCCGCATAAAACCCTCATTTGTTTATCTTTGGAGATACTTTCAATGTCTATCCAAGAGTCCACCCTAAGTCTGCTGTCTTTCCATATTTTTTTGTATCCTCCACGACCATAAAAATGATAAACTATTTTTTTAGATGGAGAGTATATGTCCCATCCCCTTGTCCAAGACCTCATTGCAAAACAAATCTCTTCTCCGAAAAAAGATATTTCTGGATCGTATGGAACCTCTTTTGTTATGTTTCCAGTAGTAAATATAAAACCACCCAAAACAGTGCTTGATTCTTCTGGAGCACGAAAATCTTTGTCGTCAAAATTTATTCTTAGGGCAGTCCATTCTTTTCTTTTATTGAGCCAAGGCTTTTGTTTAGTAGGATATGGCACTCGCTCCGTATCTTTTGTTGGAAAAGATATAGTATTATTTAATTCTACAAAATAGGGTGGTGGAAAATAAGACAGCATTATTTTTTTATTATTAGATATTTTTTGTGCCATTTGCAATTCATTAACACATAATATATCCCAATCTTGTGCAAATATGGTATGAGAATCTATTTGAAGATAGTAGTCTTGAGCATTATATAAATCCATAGCTATGCTTCTTGCATACCCAGCACCCCTTGCCTCTTTTGGATGCATAACTTTTAAACTAAGATTAGGAACCCAAGATAAATCTGGAAGATCTCTTTCATGTTCTTGTATTACTACACCAAAGTGTATGTTGTATATTCCAGATGCATTATCCAAAGCAGACTTTATTGTTCTAGATATCTCTGGATCACGATAACTAGCTATTGATATAAATATGCTCATCTGCCCTCATGTGTTACCCAGTAATATTTGCATGTAGAGCAACATGGCTGATTATATAAGCTATGCTTAGCATAGCTAAACTTAGCATAATACATAGGATCTTTGTCAAATAAACTTGCTTTATGTGTAGTTGTTATACGCATAAGTTTGTTTGTGTCATTCCAAAAAGATGGTGGAGTTTGACCCCACTCTTCCCAGCATTGATCTTTAAGTCTATTAAGATTGGCTTCGTTGTTTTCCGTACGAATACCCCGCTCACGAGCTTCGTGAATCATAGCCTGTACATATTGCCATAGACCACGCTCATAGCCTTTCCACATAAGTACAGCAGGATGATTACGCCAACCACCAGTGGGAGATTTTCCAGAAAGAACATTGAGTATTTGATAACACTCAAGTATTTGTTTATTAAGTCGTTTGCTGTCAAGCCAACGAGCAGTTGTGACTGGATTTGATGAAGGTAAAAAGGTTTGCATTATTTTTCCATAGTCCTAAAACATCTAGTACAAATATTATATGACTTACCAGTATACGGGCATGAGCCAGCACTTGTCAAGCTGTGATCTTTAATCTTACAAATAAAATACATAAATAATATTTTTATCATTTTAATGGCTCCCTTGTAACTAAAACTATAGCGCCTTCCATTTCTAAAGCTTTTTTAACAGCAGTTATATATTTAACTGCATCTATTTTTTCGTCATGCCCTAATGGCAAGAACAACTTCTCGTTTAATTTTAGCGTAAGGAAGTGCTCATTGTCAATAACAGAAATATTGAAATTAGGCGGAGCCTGTATGTTATGAAATGCTCTACGCATAGCATCTGTATACATTATTTATATTCTTTTCTGGTCCAATAATTTGTTTTATAAGATCTTTTAATAGTAGAGAAAAATTTTTCGTATTTTGTTGCAGTTTTAATACTATCAAACTTTTGCTCTTCTCTAATCCAAGAATCTCTTTTTATTGGAATTATTTGTGTAATTGGAGTTCCCTTTTCAATTATTCCAATAAAATTATCTCTGATAAAGAATGGAAAATGAACTGGTAAATCAAATTTATCTGTATCAACAATACCAGTTACTGTTTGAAATGGTAGGTCAAAACGATTTATAGGGTTAGTAAACAATAACGAATATCCTGGAGGAGTTTCCAAAGAGACTTGACTGTTCCATTTTAATACTACTTTAGAATATCCTTTAGGTGGAACTAAACCTTTCCATTGTTGCATGCTATGATCAGATACTATACCTCTTTGAGATCTATGCATAAAATATGGTGCACCGTTTGGTTGTTTAATAATTTCAATATCTGTTGTTAAAAATGCCATATAGCCAACAGTTAAAGCATCAAAAAATGGAATACATTTTTTATAGGTTGCTGTTGTTGCTCTCGGATCATTTGGTGCTAACTCAGAAAACGAACCTGGAAGAGTAGAGTCAGATCTTCTGTACCACTCTGGTATAAATTGTGAGGCTGGCAATATATTTAAAAAATCATCAGCCGTTACTTCTTCAGATATTACTTTTAATATTTTTGACATATTAATCTCTATTTCTCCCTTCTGAATATTTAAATATTTGCTCTAAAGATTTCCATTCAATATCATTTTCTAATCCAAGGGCAGCTAAAAATATTTGCCAAGTTTCAACAACATAATCTTTTGCATTTGGAGATGCATCGACTAAGTTAGCATCAATTAAAAATGCAAGAGGCAATCCAAGATCATTGTATTCAACAAAATCTTTTAATTCTTTATCTTGTCTATAGTTAGCCCACAACTCTGCTAGTATTGAGCACATTGTCTCAAAATTAGTTAGTCCGTCTCTGTCGTCAATACCTTCCACATTTCACCCCATTCTTTCTTAGTTTTATGACTATTAAACTCTTTAGATATTTCTCCACCCTCTAAATAAATACCGCCCCAAGTACCCCATTCTTTTCCAGACACGCCAACAGCAAAACATTTTCTTGCTACTGGACATGCTCTACATAAAGAGTCAACAAATTCTCTTGTCTCT